TAGCCTTTTATATATGTCGGGGATTTTCTAAACCATACCCCAACATATAGTGGTTACTTAGTAAGATAGCCAACTAAATAGCCAATGCAAGCAAAGGCCAAGGCTACTTTTACTAACCATTTGTTTAATTTTTCAGAGTGGGCGGGCATAGATTCAAAACCTAACATGCTAAAAATTGTATGAAATAAACTCGGATCGGCGTGGGAATTCTATCTGATTTGTTATGCGGGTCAAGCTAAACACATAACCAGTTTGACTTTTTGGTTCCCATGATATCAAATCAGCTACCAATTATACATAATTTGACTTTTTGGTTTACTTTGATGGGAAGTGTGCAATAACAAGTCTCTAGTTTGACTTTTTGGTATTGCCTTTTATTTACCTTGTCTAGTTTGACTTTTTGGTATTCTTTTTCCTGTATCTTAGTCTATTCTCAAGTTGTGTGATGTGAGGAATGGATATGTTTAGTGTACTAGTAGTGACTATCATTTCCTCTTGTTTGGTGTGTACTCTCTTGTATGTTTTGAGAGCTTCGGTGTTATTCTTTGGAGTGAATCCGAGTAGGTGAGTGTATCCTTGTTCCTCTAGTAGCATACCCATATGTTTGAGTAGTTTGATGGCTACACCAGAGGATCTATACTCAGGTCTCACTACGATGTCACACAGTATAGCTTTCTTTGGAATGTATTTGTTTGCTGTGATGACACCTATGACATTTGACTTTTTGGTTGCTACTAGTATCCAGTTATACTCTTGTAGTAGATCCGTATCCTTGTGATCTGGGAATTCCTCTTGCATGATATGCCATGCTTGAGCTAGGGCTTGCGCCGAGTTTATCTTGTGGACTTGGATCTCGTCGTATGTCATTTGACTTCTTGGACACTCTTCATCTCAGCGCACCCCTTGCACGCCTCAGGATCATCAGCGTAGATGATCTCATCACAGGTCAGACAGTGATAGATCCGTTGTACTTTAGGAGCAGGAGTGTGAGCGTTCCAGTACGAATAGAAGAGGCTACCCAGGACCAAGAAGAGCATGAGGTACTTCATTTTAGTAGGGCAATTCATAGGTATTCATCCATTTCAGAAGCGAGAGCACTGAGGAGTGCTTGTGTTGTGGTGTCATCCACTGTCAGGGTTTCTTTAGTATAGGTTCCCCCGAAACGACCCTCAAGGTACGTTATGATTGTGTCGGCATGTGAAGAAGAGGAACCGATACGCTTCACGGTTCCCCCCTCATCTTTAATAAGATAGAATGTCATTTCTGGCTTTGTCTGATCCTTGATAGGAATTCTTCGAGGTCCTCGTAGACCTTGATCACCTCTCCACCCGCGAATCGGACTTCAAGGTACTCAGCAGGATCATTACTCCTGTCCATCGCAATATCTGTGCTGAACATGGGGGTGATCCTAGTGATGTTAGCTGTGTTGAGGACTGTCGTAACTGTGTCACTTTGCCCTTGCCACATAGGTATATACTCGTCTGGGAACCTGATCTTTGCCACCGATTTAAAAGACATACACAGCATGATAAGGATGCCTACCCAGCACAACAGGGCAGCTTTGCCAAATAGTTTACTCATTTCTTTTTCTCGTTCTGTTTCTTGAGTTCGTCGATCACTACTGCCTCTCGCACCTTTGCGGGAACCAGCGTTGCATAAATTAGTTTGCGGAAGAAGCCCATGGCATTTCGTACTCGTATTTAATAGGAATGTTAAGTTCAAACGCTACCAGTCTTTCAAGGCAAGCTCCTCTACTTTCTTGCCAACCATTTAGCATGAGGATTTCATCAGAGTCTACAAGTGCTGCCAGAGCATCACGCATGTAATCCTCCCAGCAAGCTCTCTCGTTGAACTCCATTGGATTATACACATACACATCAGCATTCTCAAGATAATCCTGAGCTTTCTTGAAGTGAGCCTCGGCTACCTCGTAGCTCCTCTTTGAGATGCTACCGCTGATGTACACACTCTTAATCTTCTCAATCACAGGCTGTGTCATCTCGTAGCTCCCACATTTGGAATAGTAGTGCGGCAATCTGTCGAGAACAGACAGCAGGGTTGCCGTTGAGGACTGAGTAAGAATACTCCCAGTCCTTGATCTGAACCTGTAGGCTCATCGGAAGGTGATAGAACGACTGCATAGGCTCATTGTAGTACACAGCGTTCCAGATGTTTAGAATGTGATCTTTCATAGTTCGTTAGAGATTTTGCGACCTAGATCCTTGACGAGGATACTCACCTCGTTCCAGCTACGGTCTAGCTTTTTTGCAATAAGGTTGATGTTGATCTTGCCTGATTCCTTGAGTGTGCTAGGATCTTGCAGGATGCACTGTACGATGGTTTTCTGATCGTCGGTGAGGATACCTTGTAGGTCTTCAATGAACATATCAGACTCAGGAGAGAAGGTGGGATCCTCCATGTCTAGGACCTCTTCGTTGCCTACGATCTCCACGGTGTTGCGCGTGATACCATACCGCTTCGAGATCCTGGACCCCTTGCTGTTCTTGACGTTCCACAGGCAGGTCTTGAGATACTTATCAAAGCCCTTGGTCCCCCAGAACTCTTCAAAGGGGATCCCCTCCTTCTTCTCGTAGCCACGGATAGCTTCCATAGCTGCAATCCAGATGTCCTGAGTGTTGTCGTCGTGAGAGGAGATTGCCTCGTCGCCAGAGATCCAGTGCCCGATCTTGTGGATGAGCTTGCCGTACTTCTCTTCAATTAGTTGTAGTTGATTGCTGTTCATGTGTGTATTATAACCTATCAGGCGTTCAATGCAAGGGTTTCTCGAATAACTTCGTAAAGCTCCATCGTCTCCTCTTCGCAGGGACCCTTGTAGGAACTGATAGCATAGAGTGCGTTGTACAAGGTATCATACTCCTCGATGACCTCCCAGGTGCCCTTCGGGCGCTGTCGAATGACACGCCAGCAAGAAGCTTCCTCGTTCGAGTAGATCTTGTAGCGGCGACCTGCTTCGGTCCAGACCATGTTGAAAACATCCTTGTAGGATTCGTCGGGCGCAGGGAAGTCGAATGTGTAGTCGGTGTTGTTCATGTGTGTATTATAACACAAGAACCCTGGGTGTCCAGGGTTCTCTCAGATATATCAGAAAATTTCTACCTCAATTGTGTATCGAGTTGAGTCAGGAATGTAGTTGAGTGTCCTTTGGCCTATACTTAGAGTGATGTCCACAGCGTCAGCAGGGAACTGTTCATTGAACGGATCCACCCCCTGGCCCCACGAATCAAACTCGGCGTGCAGCGTGTGACGGATGCCTTGAGCGTCTCGGTAGCCCAGAGACACATCCATGTCCCAGCCGAAAGCATAGTCGAAGGAGGCGTAGACGCTACGGCCAGCGATAGCAGTGTAGGGCAGCACGACCATGCAGTCCAGGTCGCCGTGGTGGATGTAGCCTTCAACCACAAACCTATCTGCCTCAGCCACGATGGGCTCAGTAGAGAGGAACGAGTCGTTCATAGGCTCATCCGCAGAGTAACACGGTGGAGGAGAGCTACGCCCTTCAGTGGGACTGGAGGAGCTACTGCCGCATCCTACGAGAGCGAGAGCAGCAAGGAGGAAAAGGAAGAGGGTGATAAGCATTGCTTGATATTCAGAATTGCGTTCTTGCATGGTGATATTATCGACATTGGGGCTAACAGACTTTAGCCCTTCTGCGACAATATCCGTGCGGCACACGAAAGGTGTGTCAAGAATCATCAGAAAATACCATCACCAAATGAGCGATCCTTGGCATGGTCAGCCGCGTTCTCACAATCGAACAGGTAACCCTCAGGCTTGTAACCCCAGCAGGTGTTCATCACATATCCACGATGCCTGTTTTTGGTAAGATAGTCCCTGGCATCCGCATGATCCTCGAAGATCAGAACGGGAGCAGCGGTGTAGGTGCGAGAAGTAAGGTAGTAGTAAAGATGTCGGTTCATAGCAGTATTATAACAAATCAGGCAGAAAGTACAAGAGCTTTCTCTTGAAACCATGTAGGAACACAGCCACCAAGGTCCCAGTCCCAGGTGATACGCTTGCCCTCGACGAGCTTCTTGTAGACGTAGTAGCCTTGGTAAGCCTCTACGGTGTCGTTACGCTTGCATTCGTCAGGCATACATTGAGGGGGAGGCGTGAAGCCATTGCAGGGTAGGCTGGGAGGGTTGTGGCACAGGACATGCTTGAGCTTGGTCCATGAGGCGTGCTCTTTTCCACGGCGCATGAAGAACTCATTAGCAAGGTTGTGCCACAGATCGTAGAGCCAAGTGTAGTGATCTGTAGACTCACGGGTCCAGATCGTGCTAGGATGGTTCTTGTGAGCGATCTTGTAGCAATCTTCTGCCCAGGGACTGTCAGTCACTCGGTGTGCGGTGGACAGGAGTTGAGCGTACTCAATCATCATTTTGGAGCAGTGAACATCGGCATGGTCGATGGCTGCTTGCTGAGGACATTCGTGCAGGTAGAAAATGTTCATCGTAGTTTCACGGTTGTAGGGACGAAAGGTCCTATATAATACAAAGGGACTGCAATCATGTCAAACAAAAAGCAAGAAATCCAAGAAGACCTTCGAAAGTGGGTACAAGAAAAATGGGTAGACATTGGCGCTCCAGACGGGAAAGGGGGCTACAAACCTTGCGGAAGATCCAAAGGTGAGAAGCGAAAAGGATACCCTAAATGTGTCCCCGCAGCCAAAGCGAGGTCCATGAGCAAAGGAGAAAAACGCTCCGCAGTCAAGAGAAAACGAGCCGCAGGTAACGCTGGGCCTAAACCTACAATGGTGAAAACTAAAATGAGAGAGCAAAGAATACAATCACTTCAAGAAAAGCTTTGCGCTAGAGGCAAGGCCGCTGCCAAACGTAAGTTCAAGGTGTATCCTAGCGCATATGCCAATATGTATGCCTCTGCTGTCTGTAGTGGTAAGGTAACTCCTGGTGGAAAAAAGAAGAAGAATGAATCTTCCGAAACTTACCAGGATATGGGAATGCTTATTGCCGAAATGATGGGGCTTGTCAAGAATGTTGTTAAAGCCGCTGCTAAGACAAAAGCCGTTCAGAGTGTTGCCAAGAAAGTGGGACAGAAAGTAGTAGACAGTGGCAACAAAAAGATCAAGGACGCAGAGACAGGCGAAGCCAGTGGTCAGTCAGACAGTGAGGTTAGAAAAACCGCAGCGTCAGGACATCGTAGACTAAAGATAGGCCAAGCTATTAAATCCATTGGAGGTAACAAGTGATTAACGAAGCTTACAAAGCCTTGGGTGTTCTCATTGTAGAGAAGAAGAAGAAAGGTGTGATGCCCAAGATGAAGATGGGCGTGCATAAGAGCCGTGCGGGAGGACTGACCTCTAAAGGGGTAAAAGCTTATAGAGCAGCTAACCCTGGTTCAAAACTAAAGACTGCGGTGACCACGAAGCCCAGTAAACTCAAGAAAGGATCCAAGCGTGCAAAGAGGAGGAAGTCTTTCTGCGCTCGTATGGGAGGCATGAAGAAAAGACTTACCTCCTCTAAGACTGCTAACGATCCTGATTCACGCATCAACAAAGCTCTTCGTAAGTGGAACTGTTAATATGATGGACCTCATCGCTGGAGAAAGAACTTATTCCTACGCTGTCTCTGCTGTCACAGAGGGCACTGAAGTTTCGGGGCTTCCCTTTGTAGACTCGTCAGGTGGAAGAATCAAATGCAACTATGCTAAGATCACAGTGCATTATGATTACGACAACAATGGCGATGAACGAGATCATGCTGTCGCCTGGATCGAGCCTAGTGGACCTAATCAGTTAACTAACTTCAGCATGGTGGAGGACCCTAATATATCTCATGAGTATACCACAGCAGATATTGCAGCAGGGAATGTTTCAGGAGTCTTTGGTCATTGTGTTTTTGCTGCTGTTAACACTCCAGGGGTCGCTGAGTTTAAATGTGATAATGGGGCGATTATGGATTCTGTAAACATCAAAGTTAAAGACCATCCCAAGACCGCATCTCATGCGGGTGACATCACCATAGAAATAGTCTACGGCAACATCACCCCATTCAACACACTAAGACAAGATCGTTACGATAGAGGTTCTTGATCCTCCTTTGCGTAGTTATCCCAGTTGATGTCATTAAAGATGTCAGTGATCTCTTGTAGAAGAGCATCAAAGTCCATGTTGACCGCACCTGAAGTGTCTACGTTTTCTTTTTCTTTACTCATGATTTAGGAATAGGCGAGCATTGCCCAGTGCATCCACCCGATGCGTTACAGTTAATACATTCAGTCATCTTTCTCGTCGTAGCGTTTCATCGCCAGGAGCCCGTAACCTACAATGTCCTGCCACGGATTCTCACTGAAAGCTTTTGGGTCGTTAGCGATTCGGAATAGTTTATCTAGTATACGAGCGATTGTCAATAGATCATCATATTGATTTAATTGTATACCATTAGGGAACATCTGACGAAGGCACTCCCCACTACGTCCGAAGGAATCACCGTAGGCATTTTGTTTAGCTTGTACTAGCTGCCCTACGTCCCAGCCAATACTGTCGTAACTGTCACTCGATTTCATTTAATAGTTCCTCTACCTGCTTTTTCATCTCCAAGCAAGCCATGTATGACCCTTTTGCAAAGTCTGCGGTGGATTCATTGCGGTCATTGACAGGGCACTTATTATACAAATCAATCCAATAGGCTGCATGTTCCGAGATGCATTTCTTTACCTCGTTCAACGTCAAAGAGCAATACGACTCTTTCTTCGTCGCTTCTGTTGTATGCTGAGTGTTCTTGTGTGTCATCGAATAATAGTAGTTGTCCTGGCTCCCAGGAGATAAGTTTCTTGTTTACTATCATACCACAGTCGTCAGGTATTTTTATACCTAAATGATATCTGTATACTTGATCAGTAAACCCTGTGTGCGGAGCAATCTCTGTCCCAGGCTTTAGAATAGAGAATGATGCATTGACGAGTCCTGGGATATCCTTAAGTAACTCCCAAGTCTTCGGGCATAACTTAATACCGTCTTCAAAGACTTGATCAAAAAAAAGAAACGGGAAGACATCCCAATCCCCCGTGTAGAGATCTCTTTCAAAGTAAGGCGTGGCACCATGAATTTTGAGATACTCTTCAAGGATGTCTTCCCAGTGTTCCTTTAGTTTTTCTACCCAGGTCATGCCTTATTATAGTGGTACACCCGATAGGATTTGAACCTATGACCTACGGATTAGAAGTCCGTTGCTCTATCCACTGAGCTACGGGTGCGTTGTATGGTCGGGGTGAAAGGATTCGAACCTTCGACCTTCCGCTCCCAAAGCGGACGCGCTACCAAGCTGCGCCACACCCCGTTACATGTTACACGCTTTAAAAGAGAATAACACAAATAGAATAATATAAAAACCTACCCAGCAACCGCCGTTGTATTCTTCTTTTACTTGCATGATAATATGTATGTTGGAGCCAGATGTCAGACTTGAACTGACGACCGCTGCTTTACAAAAGCAGTGCTCTACCACTGAGCTAATCTGGCGTGTATGGTGGAGGTGGCGCGAATCGAACGCGCGTCCAGGAAGAACGTAGAACTTTAACCTGTGGGCTATAATCGTCCCGCTTTCGCTGTCCAACCTGTCGATACCGTTTCACCCCCGATGTATGGTAGGGATGGCGGGATTCGAACCCGCACTTGACAGATTTTAAGTCTGTTGCCTCTGCCGATTGGGCTACATCCCCTGGCTCCCCGAGCAGGGTTCGAACCTGCGACACAGCGGTTAACAGCCGCTTGCTCTACCAACTGAGCTATCGGGGAATCAGGCAGTACGCCTCAAACGATTTCTGTCCTGCCTTCTTGCGGTCACGCTTCACTACAAAGAAGTTGGGATCAACACCCTTCTTCATACGAAACTTCTTGTAGTGCTCGATGTATTCCTCAGCTTTCTTCTCGTTGCGGAAGAAGCCGAAAGTAATCTTATCAGACTTCTTCAGCTTGATCGACATCCTCATCCTCCAGGCCAAGAAGTCCTTTTAGATCGACGATAGCCTGAGCAACGGAGTCCTGCTGGCTTTTTGCATTTCCAAGTTGGGCTTCCATCTGCTCGACGGCTCGACCAATTTGCTCTTGCGCTTGTTCAGCCCCCTCAAGGGCTTCGGAAAGGTATTTTTCTGCTAGTTTAGTATCCATAATAATTAATTTGGTTTGGTGTTTGGTCCTCCAGGGTGGAATCGAACCACCTACCAATGCTTTATAAGAACACTGCTCTGACCAATGAGCTACTGGAGGGTGGTCTGGTATCGAGGAGGTGTGTTCTGACAGCGGTGGTTACCCACTCGCTCCTCCTCGACATTACATTATACCCCAGTCTTCAGAGATTTCATACGGAAGAGACGTTATATTTTTCGGTGTCGATGATTTTCACCTCACCTCGCACGATCCTGGGCTTGTAGAACTCATCACCATTTTTGGGGACAAGCTCGTTCAGGATGGCATCTGCAACCTTATCGGAGACGTTGTTCTTGATGAACCTAGCAATGTTTCTGGCTCCATACTCGCGGGAGTACCCCTTGTCCGCAACAAACTCTACAAGAGCATGAGTGGTCATGATGGGTAGCTTCTCCAAGTGTAGAGCAGCAATATCCTTCACATCCTTTTTAGAAAGTGGTTTGAACACTACAGTATCATCAATACGGTTCAGGAACTCTGGGCTGAAGTGTCTCTTAACAGACTTCTTGATAACACTCTCGCTAACAGAATCGGAAACTTCTTCTTTACTAGACATGAAGCCAACAGACTCCCGCTTGATCTCTCCAACACCCTGGTTAGATGTAAAGATAAAGATCGACTGGGAAAAGTCTAGAACCTGTCCCATGTTATCAGTACAGGTGCCGTCATCAAGAAGACTCAGCAAGAAATCGTACAGCTTATGGTGAGCCTTCTCGATCTCATCGAACAAGAACACCCAACTGTTACTCTTCTCTGCCTTCTCAGCCAGCAGAGACTTCTCTGTGTGACCTACATAGCCTGGAGGAGATCCGATAAGCTTGGCGTACTCATGCCCACCAGCATACTCAGCGCAGTTGATCTTGTAGAAGTTACCACTGAACTTCTCTCCCAGCAGCTTTGCAAGTTGCGTCTTACCCACGCCTGTAGGGCCGACAAAGAGAAACGAGGACTGTCCAGAGAGTCCAGAGGCCATAAGCTTCAGAGAGCGCATCAGAGCCTTGATAGCAGCCTCCTGGCCCACAATGTTCTCTAGCAGATAATCTTCCAACCTCTTCAATTCCTCGATTGACGACAAAGCCACGGGAAGCTGTACGCTCTCTTCAGTCTCCCTCTGAGTTACCCCCAGAAGCTGCTCCTTCAATCTAGCTATAGCATTATTATTACTAGGGTCCTTGAAGAAGGTCTCAGAATTTAGGTCTTCACAGATGAAGTTAAGAGAGAAGGGTGGATACATTCGGATGATAGCTTCATATGCGGCATCCACACCCTCCTGCATCAACTCAATGTCATCATCGGGAAAAAGTTCAAAGAAAGCATCAACGTCTATGAGAAACTTTCTGACAATGAACGTCTTGTACTCATCGAACTTAATCGGCTGTGCCTCTGTTCTAATCTTTTCTCGAAGCTGATTGTACAACTCCATCTCCTCTTCCACAACAAGACCTTTGAGGTTAAGGATTACATCAAGCTCAGGGCATACAACCCTATATGTTTTGCGCTCACTCATTTAATAAATTGTCTAATTCGCTGAATACAGAATTTTCGGAACCTTTAGAAGCCTTGGTGATGTTGTCACCTTTAGACTCCTCCATTTTTACAACTAGGTTGAGTATCTTGACCACATTATTCTTAGATGCTTGAGCTACTTTAAGTGCATCAACCATCAGACTCTTAGCAGTAGAGTCCTGTGGATTATCGTCAACCATGCCTCTGAAAAATCTATGAGCATCGAGAGCCAGCTTCCTGTCTTCTCCTGCCTCATCAATCAACTTCTTAGCAATTCTCTGAATCCTGGTGGGGCCGAGGATCGCGTTCTTGGGGACATAATTTGTTGGCATGTCAATTTCCCTCCTTATTATCTAGGGACTCTGCGATCTTTTTTTGTACATACCAAGTAACAATGTCTTCCCACTCGCCATGAGTTAGCTCTAGGCCGAAGGGCTTCCAGGGTAGAATCTCATTTTTTAGCATTAGGATCACCTAGGATTTCAACAAATGCCAGATGTGCATCCTTCATCTCAACCCCTGGAGGTAGATCGAATGATGTTTTGGTATCTCTAATTGCTTGAACAATGTCTACCTTTTCTGGGTATTCCATCTCTAGCTCTAGATGAACCTTAAGTGTTCTGTTAATTAGATCCCTGCGCCTATTCTTGGCAGTGAAATCCAACTTAGTCTTTTCTTGCTTGCTAAACCAATTCTTCATTTTATTGTTCCCGTATAGTGAATGACAAGAGCATATCTTGTGCCCTTTGTTATTTTATTCACTTGATGTTGTGTAAACCCGTCCCACACTAGGGCTGACCCAACTTCTTTCTCACCCCCTATCATAGTCTCTTCTCCCATAGAATTAAAAATGACAGTCTCTCCTCCTTCAAAATTATCATTAAGAAGGATCGCAGCAGTTGCTACGATAGGTGGGCGGATGCCGTTAGGTCCTGAGTCCCAATCGCAGTGCGACTCGAAGAAGCCTCCTTCTTCATACTTCAAAATCCAGAACCCGTGGTGTCCTGTGACCACATCGCATACCGTGTTAGACAAGCTCCAGTTGATATGCCTCAGGAAGCTCTCTCCGATAGAAAACAGGTCAGGAAGAACAGAGATGATCTTCTCATCATTGTTCGTCCTGACCTTAGAAAATGGGTTGGCGATCTGATACTCAAGACACCAAGGATTGTAAGACCATTCAGATCGCTTCCCCCGTTCGTCAACCAACTCCATGAGTGTTTTAGCACACTCTTCACTGATTACATTTTTTGCTGTCAGATAGGCGGGAGCAGGGTTATTTACTTTTACGTCTTGCATTGAATTTCTCAAACTCTTCCTCTTCTTCGTACTCATCGTGCTCGAAAGAGTTCATCACATTATAGGATTGATTGAGTTGAGTCTTCTTTGGTTTACGCTGTTTCTTTTTACTAGAGGTGTTGTAGTCCTCTCTGTCTTTTCTATATGTGTGTCCCATTAGCTAAAAAGGCCGAATTCGTCGTCGTCCTCTTGAGAGTATCGCAAAGATATCGCTGCCAAGGCTCTAGATACTTTTCCATCCATCGGGAAAGCCATAGCGACCGATTCCGTCAGGTCGTCCCAGTACATACTGCCGCAGCTAGGATCTTCTTCCATCATGTCGTACACTAGATTGTAGAGACAGCAGTTCCTGTAATACTTCAGAAATTCAGGAGAGCCATTATCTATAAGCTCTTCACCGTTTTTTCTGTTTAAAAAGAAATTTATCTGGGCGACAGTGATGTACAAGCCATCCTCATCAACCATCAAAGGTTCTCTGTAGTCTCCTTCCAACATGATAATAAACGAGGGAGGGGTGGACGGGGGAAAACACCCCTCCCTCTAAGAATTAGTTGAGAGCAACGCCCTCACTGTATGTAGAGGCAAGCTCCCACAGTTGTTGGTTCAAATTCACATCTTTTTGAATGTTCGAGATGGAGCGAACCATTCGGTTAGTCCCCTCGTTGCGGAAACCTCCACGGAGCAGATTCTCTTGAGCCACGTTGAACGTGCGCCAAAGATCAGTACCCGTGTCCGCTTCACGGCGAGGCGTGGAGAGGTTTTTCAGGATGCTCTCATGCGGAGAGTCCCAGCGAAGCTTTGCGGCATCAGCAAAGAAGTCCTTACGGCTGCGCTCAGAAAGCTCCGTCCCTTGCCAGCTACCGATCTTATCCGCGATTTCCGAAGATTGGGTGATAAGCTGACGAGAAGCGTCCTGCACCTGCTTGGCCTCGAAGCCAATGTGACGAATATGGATCCTGCCGAAATCTTGTTCGGAGATCACCATCCCGTTAGAGCAGATCATGCGGAAGATGCCCCCTTGTAGGGTGTACCCTCCGAGGCCATTGTGAGCGTTGATGAGAAGCATCTCAGGGAAGCTGTCGCCAGCGCCAAACTTCTCCATGTCCATGTCTTCGTGACGGAGGCGGATAATGTGCTTGGCGTGATCCTTGCTCCACTTACGAGCACTGACCTGCTGGGCCTTCCAAGCGGTCCAACCCTCATCTTGTAGGATGGACAGGATTTCAGTGGTGGGGAGGAAGGTGTACCGATCAGATACACGGCCCTCTTCGGGAGCAGTAGCGAAAGCAGCGGGAGCGTACTTGCGGATGAGTTCTTCGTTCTTGATAGCAACCATAGGAGTGTCCTCTTGTGTTTGTTGAGTGTGAGTTCTGCCGAACGTGGCGTCAAACGCGCCATTGATCATTCTTGAAAGCTCTTCGTAGAATTTGTCGTCCATGTCGTAATGCCTCGTTCGGTCCCCCTATTATACTCGTTCAGCGATTAGTTGCAATCGGAAACGCCAATTACTTTGCGAAGTTCAGCAAATTCTTCGCCTAAGAAGCTCTCGTAAAAGGACTTACGTTGGAACTTCTTGTCTCCGAAAGTGAACCACGCACCACTCTGCTGCACGATCCCGTCTACCACAAGGAAGTCTAGGAGCCCTTCGTAAGGGTCCAGGCCCTCGTCATACATCAGCTTGAACGTAGTCTCGCGGAATGGAATGGATACCTTGTTCTTGGTGTTCCTGAGCCTTCCCTGGATACCGATGATCTGCTTGTTCTCATCCTTGATAAGGTCAGAGGTCTTGTTCGAGATCGTCTTCATGTTGACGCCCAGGTAGTATTCAAGGCTCTTGCCTCCTGCTGCCTGGGTTTCTGGGTTCCCATACATGACGCCCACCTTGTTACGGATCTGGTTGATGACCACTAGGCCCACCTTGTGCTTGCGTAGCAGGGGATTGATCTTGCGTAGACAGGCACCCGTGCTCTTGGCCCTGACGGCTCCCTGCATGTTGTTGCCGTCGTAGTTCTCTGCCTCGAACTCAGCCTTAGAGGGAGAGACAGCAATACTGTCGTATGCGATCACGATAGGAGTGTCTGCGTCTGTCTCTCTGATGGCCTTGATCGTGTCCTCGATGACCTGGAAGCAATCTTCTAGCGTGTCAGGAGCAGCGTAAATCAACTTCTTAGGGTCTAGGCCCAGGCTCTCAGCAAACTCTGGGTTATAAGCATTCTCAGAGTCCACAAGCATGGCGTAGTAGCCTTTGTGCTGCGCGTCCTTCAGGATGTGCGTAGCGAACACAGTCTTAGCTGTGGATGCCTCACCCATGAACTGTGTGATCATACCGATAGGGATGCCTTTGGTGTAGTCCCCGCTGATGACACGGTTGAGGGCGTAGCTCCCTGTGGAGACGAAGCCCATGTCTGTAATCTGATCGGAAAGGAGGCCCGCGTTCTTGAGCCTGTCTAATACTGTTTTGTCCATGCCTTATTATAGATCTTTTGACTTTTTAGCCACTGTAAACCACATCTTTAATTCCGTACTTGTGAATCAATCCCATGCAGCAGGGGCACGGTTTAGCCAGCAGATCATTAGCTCTGTAAACGTACATCGTAGCCCCTTTGATGTTTATCCCCTGTCTGATAGCCTTGTAGATAGCATGACTCTCAGCATGAAGAGTTGACCATGCACCTGACCCGTACTTAGGATGTGTTTTCCTAGAATTAGGAGCAGCCACTAGGACCTTATTGCCCTTTGCTATGGCTGCTCCCATTTTGAAACGATGATCAGATTTTTCAGATTGTTTGATAGCTGCCCTCATGGGCGGCGTAGGCTCAAGGTCCATCAAAAGCTTCCTGGATTATAAACACCCTCTCCTGTGATCTTTACTCTCGGAGTACAGTTACCCATGTACCTCTCAAGAGTGCTGGGCTTCTCCTTATTAGGATCACAGTCAAGGCAGCGTGCTTCTTTCTTACCTTCTTCGTAGTTTTCCATCTTCATGTAAACAGACCAAAAAGCATCACACTCAGTGCAATAGAATTCGTAGTCAGGCATCAGCGGTTGTCTCCTGAACCACCAAGGACTCCTCTATATTTTCTATCCCCAAGCTTCGCGATGTTTCTTCTGGCTACCGTCTCTAGGTCAGTGCCTAGTTCCGTTGCAATCTGTGCCACATACCAAAGAACGTCACCTAACTCTTTTGCAAGCTGATCAATGTCATTCACTTCGGCTTCGCCTCCTTTGTCTCGGAGAATCTTCTTGTATTTGTTGCAAAGCTCCCCAGCCTCACCTGCGAGGCCGAGAATAGGATAGTTGAGTCCTTCGGGGTAAATTGCGGTTTCGTTTGCTTGAATCTGATAATCGTTTAATTTCATTTTATGTCTCCAAATACTTCTACTATTTCTCTAAATCGGTGACGCTCTACTGAATCGCACTCTCCGTGGCACGCCTGAAACACCTTGTTTATATTAAAAGAAAGCGAAACATCTTGTTCTTCCTTCAGTGCCGAACCTATCGCAAGTTCAGGCACAAAGTAGCGGTCACCTGGGCGCATATCTGGGTTAGCAGACCAACAACCGATACCTTTTTTGATTCTAAAGTAATTCAGTGTGAAGTCGTCTGACGTAGGAAAGAATTTTACTTTATCCATGTTAAAAATGTCTTCCTTGTCAAACCAATGGGGCTCGTAAGTAACTCCCGCATGTCCCACAGAGTAGTTAAATACCCATCCAGGTTGATATCTTCTAGTTGCTAACCTACTCCAGTCCCATTCAAAGTTTTTGAGATCATCACCAACCAAATCCATAGAAAGAACATTCATCGCTGCCTGTTCTCCTGTCTCCAAATGTTTGTTAACAAGACGTTCCAGCAACTTTGGGTGAAACTCCGTATCGTCGTCCACCGTCACTATTATACAATCTTCATCGTATACTTTTTCTAGTGTTGGGATGATTTTTCTGTGCGACCCATAGTTTTCTACCCAGCACACCTCTATGAGCGGATCTTCCACAATCTTTCTAAGATCCTCGTTTGTTATTTCTTTGTCCTTGAAGCCTTCATCCAGTTTGAAGGGCTCCTCGGAAAGATTAACATAGATTTTGTCTGGAGTAAGAGTTTGCTCTACCAAAGAGCGCAAAGTAATCGCCAAAGATTTCTGACGATTGAATATGGAGGTCAGAGTGACATATACAGGTTTCTTCATACTGTATTTAGTATTATATCACCGTCTTATAATTTATAAGTTGTTATATGTGGATACGGTTGATTATCGTATACTTCAATAACCTCGTACCCTAGATCTTTCCACTCCTGAGAACTCCAAGCAGAAATATGACATTCATAAGGATTACCATAAGCCTCTCCTTGGGGCTCCTCGCCCAGAGGCATACCGAAGATAAGCTTATCATACTTATCCTCTAGTTTAGGAAGAATGGAGAGAAATTCCTCTTTGAGTAAATGCTCTGGGCCATGCCAAAACAGCAACAAATCAGCCTCTGGTAGCTTATCAACATCTACTATACTAAGGTTGTAAATCTTATCTTCTGGGCATCCTTGGCTGATTGCAGCTGAAACATTTGGTTCAAACACTTCTACTATGGACCAATCCACGTTATTAGATTTACAAATATTAATCCACCAGTGCCTGGTAGGTTGTTGCCAGTCATGGAACCCTACGTTTACCATGCTGGTGAACTCGGTCTTTTGAAAAACGTCACAAACAGTTTTTTCTCGTTGTGTGTAGTTGTGTTTTGGTATAATCATTTTTGAATAGCAAGATAGCCGCAAGTTAAGTGACCCCACATAGGGTTAGTGAATTTAGAAGAATTACCTGTTAGTCTATTTTTTGTATCCTGAATTGAGGCTCCGACGAACTGTTCAACCGTCTCTAGTTGAAGCCCAGGAAGATCGAAAGTGATAAACAAGTATCCTCCAGGCTTAACCATGTCTAGCAGGTTCTTCATAACGGTAACGTGATCAAAAGGAACTTCCTCAACAGTGCTGATATTCACCACAGCATCGAAAGACTCTTTCCACTCTTCTTTAGGAGATTGTGTAATATCATATACACCTGTATTTTCTAAAGTTGATGGTATGATGTCAGTGTGAAAAACATGCATCTTAAGCTCGTCAATGCACTCTTTAAACTGAACGTGGGGACCTTCAAAGCCCCAAGAAGTGTTGTGGATCTTACTCCCCTCCTCTACATGTTCACGAAGTTGAGACTCAACTTTACAATATTCATAAGGTCTAGACCAGCAGTGGCCGTCAAAATACTCCTCGACAGAATCGTCTGAGGAATCAAAATACTTAAATTCTAAAACTTTCATATTACCAAACGCAGGTTTTGTAAAGGTCGCGTCCCCCTTGAAGATATCCTCGATTAGCACCAATGCCTAGATCGACGTTGAATACGCTTCCTGTATCAATAATAGTATTGGTAGGAAACTCTTTAAATAGCTTGTAACACAAAATATTGGCGAATGGGCCAGCACAAAGTAAAACTAGGTAATGCTCATCCCCGTTCTGCGATAACTTATCTACCAGCTTATCATAAACGTCAGCGTTCTTAGTCCAGGCATCTGCGCCGATAGAGATGTGAGTGTCTACCTTGAAAGGTAGCCCCGCTGGATCTCCAGGAGAGACCAGGATTATCTTGTACTGAGAAAAAGTTGAGACTACTTCACTTCTGAAAGGGATGAAGTTAGAGTTTACAAATATATTCGCCCAGGTGAGCCTTTCCTCAGGAAGCCCTGTAGCCTTCTTCATAGCTTGATAGTTAGGATCACCCACACAACACTTACAAGCAACACCTACGAAATAGTTCTCCTGATTATGTGTGAATGATTTATAAAGATCTAGCCTGATATCTTCTTGCCCAGTGAAGTTGAATTCTCCCTTGTGTAGAAGGTTAAGGTGAGTTCCATTCATGATCATCATCTCACCATCGCCAAACCTCGTAATAGAAAAAGGCTCCTTGTCTTCTAGCTTCCTCTTAAGGAAGTTAAGGTCATTCAAGAATGAGGTTGTCAACATATCTTGTTTACGGTCTCCCAACCATTGTCTATACCATGAGAGATACATTGATCTCGTTCTGCGTAAAATTGTGGGATAGACTTCAATGATCCATTAGAGGAAGCCTTATTATCGTTACCGTACTCTTCTGGCTTTATAGAACTCCACATAGCAGGATCATTCGGAGGATGTGGAGGGCAATAAGTTTTAACATTGCCATGCTTCTTTGCTAGAAAGGAAAGTTGAATATCTTCACCATTCTCCAAAGTAAAAGGAGTTTCATACCACATGTAATTAAGGTGTTCTCTTTTCATAAACCAAGCATGACCTACAAGATCCACTTCTTGCGTGATCGGATTTTTTGAAGGCCAGCCTACCCTAACATGCTGAAAGTAGCGCCGAGAGTGAAGTATGCACCCCGCCCCTCCAAGAATTCCAGGAGTCTGCTTCATAGTATTCAGACAGTTCTCAAACCACTTTGGCCCAGGAATAGTATCATCATCGAAGAAGGCAACGTAGTCAGTATCAGCGATTAAGCCAACAGCGAAACGGGCATGATACTTACAATTAGTATCCGACTTGAATACCTTATCCAAACCAAGAGCGTATGGGTTAAACTTCTTGTTCTCTGGGCAAGCATTCATCCACAGCCAGATCTTCGTCGGCTTCACCGACTGAGCCCTGATAGCAGAGATCTGCTCCTTAAGGTACTCTGGCCTTTTATAGCAGTTCAGAATTACTGTAATAGTTCCTTCCATTTTTCTACGATCTCGTCTTCTTCCATGATCTGTGGTAGGAACTGAACCCCACCATAAGGGATACCCGCGAGCTTACACTCAGCCTCAACCAGACCAAAGGTCTCCGAATGTGAGGAGTGATAAACAGCGTCTACCTCATTATACATTTTCTCTCTATCGTCCTCATGCTGTCGAATCTCAACGACCCCTTCAACCACAAGCGGCAGAATATACTTTACAAAATAGTTAGAATCATTTAGTTTTCCAAAAAGCAGGATTCTTTCGTACCCAGCCTCGCGTGCCAGAGCTATTGCTTGTGCTGGGTGCTTGTTCGAGTCGATGCTCCCGATGACTGCTGCCTTCTTGTTCTTGGGTGCAGACCAGTTGACTTTTTGGACATGCGGAGGTATTACCACCTGTGGGTGATCAACGCCCTGTAAGAGCCTCTGTCGCTCGCTAACAAAGTGTACGACATCTACCTTGTCTAAACTCATGTCGGCTACATTGGACAGAGAGGGGGATTCATGGCAACTGTAGATAAGTCTCTTATTTGCGACCACATCCACAGCCCTAATAGGCACATAATGTGCTATCACTCTGTCGGTCGGCAGAACCCGAATACCCTCTACTCCACCAGACTGGCATTTATCCTTGTGCCAATCATGGGGTCCATAGAAGGTGCAGTCATAGCCCTCCTCATTTAGCTTATTAGTTAGCCAAATGAAATGACAGGTACTGCCTCCAGGCTTGGACCAACCACTAATAATCTTAACTGTCTTTGACACCGATAAGCTCCTTGTAAAGATCCAGTCGCTGTCCAACGACCTTACCCATGTTGAAGGCTTCTTCTGTTTTTTGATGTAGGTTCTCTCCCATACGCTTAACCATGTCAGGCTTCTTGGCGCACATAGAAAGAACACGAGTCCATTCAGAGATAGGCTTCTTTGGGTCAATCAAGAACCCAGTCTCGCCATCCTCAATCCATTCATCGTAGGCACCACAATTGGTAGCTACTAGGGGAATTTTGTACCTACCACACTCGGCAACCTTAATCTCAGACTTGCAGTCGTTAAACTCATTGAACTCTAGAGGAGCCAAAGCCACATCCATGTCTGTGTAGAATACGCCGTAGCGGTCTGGCATCTGTGCGTAGTGAATCCTCCAATTAGATTGTCCTTTGAACCCACGAAGAATGATCTCTCTGTACTTCTTCCAAACATCTACCTGCCAGTCATCCTTCGGAGTGTTGGGAGGCGGGTGCCCGTAGAAATCCCATCTACAGTTCTCTCTACCGACTCTCTGATTCACGAAATGCGGGACACCACTGAAATACCTCAGGTCTTGCTCATGATGAATTCCACCTACCCAGCCGAACCTAGTGTAGTTTTTCTTAGGCTTTGCGATCTTCTCCATGTTCCAACAGGGAAGATCATAATCAATACTATTTTTAACAATAGCCAGAGTGTTCTTAGGATTACAAAACACCTTTACCCTTTCAGCAAACTTTCTCTGAGTTACAGTCACCAGATTAGCATTGTTGTAGATAAACTTTGTGATTTCCTCTAATCCCTTCTCCTTATAGACGTTGTATAGCCTATGGCCCGTGTAAATGTTAGTCAGTAGGTCATCAGTATCGTAATGCACAAACTTACCAAACTCATGAGCCTTGCCCACGATGCGAGCGGTGTAGTTGCCTCCGAAATTACTAAGGTTCTGTGTGAAGATCACATCAGCCCATTTCATGTCTTCGAAGTCCCAGTTCTCTTTCCACTTCCCCGTCTTCTCATCAATACCTAGAGGATTCTTGTTCCAGCGAACTTCTACCTTATCCCCATGAACCTGCTGTAGCTTCTTGATAGGGCAAATGATTCTATAGTAAGAGCAACCACCCTCGTTTGCGGGCACTGCTAGGATCTTTAATTTCTCTGTAGTTTCGGCCATAATAAAAATAGGAAGACATATTTCTATGTCTTCCTATTATAGGTCTAAGTTACTTTAAGTTAAGTAATTAAGCCATTTCTTCGTCTTCTTCTTCGACAGCCATTTGACTGGCTTCCGTGGAATGGGAGACTCCGATAGCAGCGGCTACACCGTGAATGGTGCCAGCGATGTCAACATTGCTGTCCGTAGGAACCATAGCCTTAATGGCCTTAGCATAGTTTCTACGCTTTCGGCGGCTGATGAGCGTAAGGATACCCTCCCAAGCAGCGAGCCCAGGAACGAAACTTGCACCGATACCAAAGAGCGCGTCAAGGATGCCTGGAATATCGCCCTCGCCAGGAGAGAAAGGAACATAAGCACCCTCCTCAATCAGGTCGTCACGGTCAGCCAGGACAAGCTGGGTGCCCTCAGGAAGCTCACCTACCACGCTGGCAGGTAGAGTCTCAAGCGGGACGGGCTCCATCTCAGCGCCCTCTACGAGTTGGGATGGAGTGGTTACAACAGTGTCCTCACCAAAGAGGTCACTTAGAACTTTGCAGGAGGAGAACCCCGTCATAATGACGAGAGCCGCTGCAAGGGATAGAATAATGTTTTTCATAATCAGCTTTGAAGTTTAGATAGGTAATCGTTATCCGAAACTTCCTCGGACTGTTTCACGTTACCCTCGACAACAGGCACACCCGCAAGAGACTGCGCCGCCATCTTAACCTCCTCATAATCTTCAAGCTTCACAAGTTCGTGAACATCATGAAGACTATCCATGTAGGAGGCAATTTCTGCCTTGGAGCCTAGCGGGGAGGACTTAGGCCGTGGAGCAGATTGATCGTACTTAGGCCACGGGCTACCTGCCTCCATCTCCTTGACAATCTTAAAATCATGACCCGACTGAAGGTCAGTGATGTCTCCGAAATCCTCATCGAGCATTGCAGCGATGATCTTCTTGAAGATGATTACACCCACAGAAAGAATCTTGACATCGCCAGTGTCTCGATCAAGAATGTTCATATAGTAGCGAGCGCGAGGCTTAATCTTTCTAGCGAGGTCCTCGTCTTCCTTCCTACCAGTCTTCCACAGACCGTAGTATAGATCGCACAAGGGGCAAGCCTCACCATGTACCTTGCGGCAATGGAAGTTCTTGTATTGCCCATCAGGCATTTCAACCCTGTGGATCTTCGTTTCAGCGTAGAACTCTCGGTCCTCGTCCCTCCAAGGAAGAAGGCGAACAGAGTTTGATCCTTCTGGAATCTTGTAGAACTTGTTAAGAAAGTCTGAGTTTTCGGAGGTGTTGCCGCCACCGTTAAGTTGTTCGTGTTTCCGTCGTAGTGCTTCTAGGTCAATAGCCATTGTAGTTTCCTCAGTTGTATAGTTTGGTTTCTGCGCGTCGGTTGCTTGACATCTGGACAAGCATATCTTTCTTGTGCTCAAGAGCCCGACACAGACCCTTGAGAACCTCATACCTGAATGAAGCTTCATTCAGTTGCTTCTGCGCCACATCGTAAGCCTCGTCGCTGAACACTAGATCATCTAGATTCTGCGCGGTAAGCTTAGTCGAAGAGGCGCTTCTGTGACCAGCGCGTAGCTTTGCAACGAGCGTAGTCAGGTCGCTTCGAATGTCATCAAGCTCATGTTTTGCGGATGCCATCAACCCATGATAGTATGAGTAGACAGAAGCTTGGTTAGACATATCCAACTCAATTTGATTCTGATTAACTTTAGTTAATGCGTCAGAGATCTCCTTGTAGTTTTCCCAGTTAAAATTTTCTAGTAGTTCTGATAAATCGTTCATAATTAGTAGTCTTGACCGCCTTTAACTGGGGAGGGTGTAGGCCCAACACCTCCAGGTCCTGGCGAATCAATAAAGGCGTCTTGAGAATAAGTAGTTTGTTGCTGGCTCTCTACAGTCTGCTCAGGAGACAGTACCCCGCCAGATCTTCTTCTACCAGACGTAGTATTAGAGCGCACTGTTTGAGATTCTCGCACAGTTTTTGTGATAAAGTCTCCACCTTTTAGTTTCTCTGAAGTTTCTGGTCGGTAAGCCTGTTTGCGTCTCTTTGGGAAGCGTAGGTCGTACTGAGCTTCCGTTATAATAGAAAGCTCTCCCTGAGCGTCTGATGCTATGTAATCTCCAGGACGGCCCAACATAGCAGCATTTCTAGGATTATTCTCATTAGCAGACACCAACGCAAAAGGAACAGACATTCGGAAAATACTTTGATTGTCTGCTATCAGCGTTGGCGTGAGTAACCTACCGAAGCGCCACCTGCCCTCAAGATAAATGGAAAAGCGCGTGAGCCTCTGTCTGGTTCTATTTAGTATATCTTTTTGTTCTAAGTCTTTCATAAAAGCACCCCACTTATTTAGGGCGCTCGAAGATATACTCAAACAGTTCCGGGTTTAGATTCGTAAATAACCTAAGCATGTTGCCAGTTATCATGGTCAGAAATTCATTGTTGACTGAGGGCATGTCTTCATCGTTTCCCAAACCAAACATATCATACCCAATGTGAATGATCTCATGCAGGAGTGTGTTTTTATAGTCTTCCAAGCTTTGATTAGGATCAATCCTTAGAATAGCCTTTGAAAAATCTACATCTCCATGAAGTGAGTCCTTGGTCAAAGACTTCTGCTCTATGGTGTAAACCTTGGAACCTGTCTTCACCTCCATTGGGTGTACTGGCTTTTGTTTCATGTCATTCTCCTAGAGCCTCTTCGCCCTCAGACATTCGTAGGATACCGTAGTCCACCTCCATAGGAACAGTGAACCTGGGGCGACCATTCCGAGATTTGATAACGAAGGCACGCATACGCCCAGCATCAAACTCCTCCTCGGACTGGTTCAAAGACATAGCAAAATCGCATGTCCTGATCTTTCCGTAAGAGTCCCCCAACTCAGCGTCGGTAATAATTTTTACCATCCTCCCCTGCCTGTTAGTCTGCGTGGCAGTCCAGATGAGGAAGTTATGCTCCATAGCCACACCGCGAAGCTCCTCCGCAATCTTCTGCTGCGCTTGATACTCCTGCTGAACTTCCCTCGCAGGTCGAAGTAGCTCAAGGTAGTCTACAATAAGTAGATCAGGCTCGAACTCCTCATAGTTCTTTAGCTGCACCAAAAGATTACGAATGGTGTTGATGGAAGCCTGTCCCGTGGGGAACTCCTTGATAACTAGCTCGCTTCCAGGGAACTGCTCCCTGAACATCTCTAGGCGCTCCTTAACAGTAAGCTGATTTGCTGGGTCCTTCAGCTTGAACTGAGGTGTAAGCGTCATAACCGAGTCGAACCGTTGAGCGATCTTATCCTCGCTCATCTCAAGAGAGAGGTACAAAACCTTCTTGCCTTCCATCATCGAGTGTACGCCTTGATTGACAAGGAACAGGGACTTTCCGACTCCAGGGGGAGCAACAACCATTGCCAGTTCTTTGGCACCCAAACCCCCCTCTAGAGACTTGTTGATGCTTGGCAGAAAGGTCTTGTATTTTTCCTCATGTTTTTTGTTGAAGATACGGTCCCAACGATCACTGAGATCTTCGAAGTAATCTTGTCCCGTATCCACATCGCGGTTGATGAGAAGCGCCTTTTTTACAAGCGCCTCCACCTCGTCCATACGATTCTCCTTGATAAGGGAGATACTGTCTGCGATGGCTCCCTTCATGGCCTCCTTCTTTGCGAAGTTCTCCACTAGGTCAAGCATATACTCCGAGTCACCTACAGTAGACGCATCAACATTGTTGACGTACTGAAGTTCATCTTGGTAATCAGAAACAGTCTCTCTAGAATTCAGTTTAGTCTTGACATCCTCAATGATGTAATCATCAATAGGAAGCTTGCCATACTTCTCGTAGTGAGCACGCACACTCTCGAAGATCTTTGAGTGTGTAGGGTAGTCGAAGTATTCAGGCTTGACTAGGTTTACAATCTGTAGATAGAAATCCTTGTCAGACTTGAGGAGATACAGGATCCCTCGCTGAATGTTGTCAGAAAAATCGTAGGCCATTGTTATGATTGTTTTTTGGGTTTATTGATGTCTAGCTTAGTGGATCCAATGTCCTTGTAGCCCATCTTGTTAGCATTATCATAGGCTTGACCAGTCAGGTTTTTGGCATTTTCAATCTTTTGCATGGCCTCAGCCTCACTAACCTTTCTAAGCCCACGATCTTCCCCAAGCTTGTTCCAGTCGATATTCATACTCTTATACCGATAGGATTCATCATTCATAGCATTTTTAGTGGATTCAATACTTTGATTCAGGAATCTATCTCCCGCAGTCTTATCAAATCCCTTGTGCGCGTGCTTCTGGTAACGCGCACGCACCGTATGGAAGTCCTTATCATCGCCCCACTTATGCTGAACATTTTGATTAGCATAATATCTTTCTGATAGTTTTCGGCACTGAGGGCACCGAGTTCTGTCGGGGGCTTTAGCTATCGAGCACTCTCGTTCCCAATAGATATTACACCCCTGACAGATCCACTCATAGATAGGCATAATCAGTCCTCCCAATACGGGTCGTCAACGTGAGGAAGAGGCTCAAGCTCCGCAGTCTCCACCTTCAAGAGAACAGGCGTCTCCTGACTGGATTCCAACTTCGGCTGGCTCTCTTCTTGGTCCCATGTATTTTTCAATGTTTTCCTCCGTAAGTGCGATTGCTTGTAGTGGTTCATTGCCTTTGGACCCTGCACGATAAACGGTAAGACCCTTAAGGTATGGTGCGTAGTCTAGCGCAGCCTGAGAAAACTCCTCAGGAGTAGACGTTGCGGGAAGGTTAATTGTCTTGGAGATACACGAATCAATGTACTTCTGAACTGTGGCCTGTACTTTGATGTGATCTTCTGGTGCGATGTCATATGCTCCAACAAAGGGCTCTAGAGATTTACCCTCATCGTAATACTGCTGGAATAGGGGATCTAGAACTAGCTGCTCCTTCCAGACGTTGGCCTGTCTGTATCTCCTGTTATACATGGCTGAGAAGATAGGCTCAATTCCGCTTGATACTCCATGAAGCATTGATATAGTTCCGCAAGGAGGAATTGTGAGCATGACTGCGTTTCTAATTCCATGCTTTTTAATAAGCATTCGTATCCGTGCAGGGAGGGTTCTTGCAAATTCTTCATTTAGGAATTTCTTATAATCAAACTCAGGGAAGGGCTGCTTGTCGCGAGCAAGGTATATAGACATCTTGTAGGACTCGTCACGAATAGTTCCGAACAACCTTTCTAGGAACTCAAGACACTTCTCGCTTCCATACCTGATACCTAGCTTAATAAGCATGTAATGTAGCCCCGTAACACCAAGCCCGATGCGCCTGGACCGCTCACCAACCAGCTTACACTCCTCTGTGGGGAAGGTGTTGACGGTCAGAACATTGTCTAGGAACCTGACACCAGTACGAACAGTCTTAGCTAGACGCTTCCAATCAATGTCGGTTCCGTCATCCAGAACCATATTATTTAGGTTAATATTAGCTAGGCAGCAGTTACCATAGGAGGGCAGAGAGATCTCGCCACAAGGATTCGTGCTGTCGAGGCTCTCGAAGTACGATACGTTGGTGTAGCTGTTCGCTAGATCAATGTTGTAGATACCTGGGTCCCCAGACTCCACAGAGTTCTTCCAGATCATGTCCCAAAGCTCACGCGCCTTGATGTCTCGCATACCGATCATCTCAAACGTGTCGGTCCACTTAACCTTGTGAAAGTTCTCTGCTCTGACTAGCGCATCCTCCTCACTAGTACCAATGACGCTAATCACATCATCACCACTTCTGGAGATGTCGTAAGAGTGATACTCTTTGTTGTTAAACGTAAAGAACCATGGCTCGTTAAGCTCCACAGCTTCAAGGAATCGGTTGGTGATAGCAACGGAGATGTTGAAGTTGTTTAGCTGACCTTGATCGAGCTTAACAG